ATTAGGGACATCAGACTCGTCACCACTTTCGTCACCATAGTACCCAGTAGTTGCCGATCCGCTGTTAATTTCAGAACGAAGGTCCTTTCGATAAGTTACAAAAAGATTTATACCATTTAAAGTTGTCGGCTCGATAATTTTAACTGATGGAAATCCGCCCGAATCCAGCTCCGTATAAAAAGTGTACTCCTCGGGATAACGAGTGCTACCTGGATCGGCTTTATGAATACGGAAAACAACATTTGCATCGTTGGCCGTCTTTTTTGATGTGCCGTAAACTCTCAGACGATTGGCATCGCCGGTTACAATAGCTATAGATTCACCGATAACTGTAAACTGAGGCCACGGGTATCTTTCGTGGGCAAGCCTTGCTCTGCGGTTAACGAGGTCACGAAGGAAGCTTGCGTCTGTTGTCTGTAAGCTTTCGAGTCCAGCCAAAGCTTGGAATCTTGATTTTAAATTTGCGTAGGTTGCTGTTGCGTAATTTGCCATGATTTTTAAATTTTAATTGTTAACTGCCTATAACCGTTTCGGGATTTTTTTTGGCGAAATCCCTCGAATACTCAGGATCGGACATACACCCCGGTCTTTCTTGTTCATGTCTCATGTAAGTAGCTAAATCTACGGACCGAACTGCTCGGAAGTTCTTACCCCCGCCAACAGATTGGCCATATTTACGGGCGGCTAATGCTCTTTGCTTATAACCCGCTTTTTCTTGTGCGGCTTGTCGGTCCACTTTCTTGGCTAAATACTGAGCCATTTCTTCGCCCGACATTCCACCGCTTCTCTTACCACCTTTTACTATTATATTGAGACTCATATTTTAAAGAAAAAAGGGAGGCCGGCCACCCTATCAAGAAACCGGCCTCCCATATGTCATGAACAATACTAACAATAACCAAACTAAACTATTGATATTCAGTAACTTATACGATACTTCCTAGTGCGCGGGGATTGCTGACACGAATTGTAGCCATACACTCTGTGAATGCGCGTTTTCCAGCACCGCCGTCAGGGAGATCCTGAACAGTCATGCCTTCCAAGAACTTCAAGCTAACCGTGTCATCAGATGGGAGGAGATATCCTCGATCTGTGTTAACCGTTCCAAGTGCGGTACTTGTTCCGCTTGCTCCAGCATCCCTTCTACCATTCCAAAGAGTAGGAATGATATCGACTACCCCGTAGTCCGAAATGTATTGGACTACTGATAATTTCAAGATTCCGTCCTTAACATCTTGATTGAAGTTAAAGTCACTGTTTACAGTGGCGGATCTTGTGTAGTCAGTAATTTTATTTACGACTGCTGGACCTCCAAAAAGTTTGAAAGAACCTTTAGAACCAGCGGCAGTGTAAACAGCCTGAAGCAATCCACGGAAAGCGGATTCGGTCAAACTTGCAAGACTTACTCTTGAACCACTTACTGCACGGAAACCTTGTTTCAAGGATGTGTCGAAAGTGTTACCGGTTGCAGTTGGGTCAGACCAAATTCCAAGTCCGCACATCGTAGCTCCAGCAGAACCTGAGCCAGCGGCTTGATCGTTGTTTGAAGCGATTGCCACTTCAAGGCTGTTCTTCAACTGGATTAAAGATTTTGCAGTGCTGGCCGCAAAGAGCGATCCACCAGGAGCAACATCAACCATTTCAGCCTGACGAGAAACTGCGAAGATATCTCTGAGCGTTGCCACCCGGTTACCCAGGCGAGCGCGTGTGTCGATTAAGTTTTTAGTACTTGCATCTGCAATACTAATATCTACTCCATCCGCATTGCTTGCATCACTTGACCCTTTGGGATCAGCGAGTGAATCTACTAACCATTCATTAAGAGTCGCTTTTGGAGCGGCTGACTGTGAAATTGTGCTGTAAATTGGAGTTTCCTGTGGGGAAACAGTCTTCATCACATTTTCTAAATTTTCGCGTGAGCCCTTGGTACTCAACACGTTATACGAAGTTGCTATAGCCATTTTATATATTCCTTATTTTAAGATTTTTAAATTTTTTTAGTCCGCTAAGAATGCGGCGAGATCGTTTTCCGAGAGTTGTTTACGCTCCAAAATCTTTTGCTTATTTGCAGTCTTTCGAGTGGCCGAGGTCTGTACCGGTGGGGATGAATCGCCCATCGATGAAGGAGGTGCTTTGGCTACCCTTTTGGCTTTAGGCTTGGCCGTCTTGGCCGCCTGGTCTTGCTTAATTGCTTCAACTCCTCGAACGAGTGTTGCCGCTACAAAATCGCCATTAGGTAGGGATTTGAGAATGTCTGCATACTGACTTTTGATTTGGCCTAAAACGGATCTCCGTTCTTCGGCTATATCAGTATCGACTGTTTCTGAAATCCACGGATGAGTATTGATCGTATCCTGTTGCCACTGGGCCGCTGACTGGAGATATTGCGCCCTTTCGGGGATTTTCTCCGATAAATACTCTTCCGCTTGGGTTAGAATATTTCGGATATCGTCATCGCTATACTCTTTTCCGTCAGATTCCACGAAGTCACGGCCTACATTTTGTAATGCCCATTTCTTGGCGGCTAAAGCTTCCTTTCGAAGAGTTTCCAACGATTGAAAATCTTGGACTTCTTCCAAAGCGGGCTGACTGGATTCCGATTGCGTTTGAGGGCTGGATTTTAATGCCTGAATCTCGGCTTTAAGAGTGTCAACGACCTCTTCAGCGGTTTTCGCTCTAGCTGTGAGCTTTCCTACCTGTTTAAGTAGCTTCCCTACGGCCTTGGGCGGTTCCTCCGCCTCAGATTCAGAACTTTCCTCCTCTTCTGCTATCTCTTCCGTTTCCTCCTCTGATTCCTCAGATTCGGTAGACTGTAAAAGAACATCTTGATCCTGGTCGGTTTCCGTATCTGTGGGCTGAGTCTCGGACTCGGCGGTCACCTCGGATTCCTCTTTCGCTTCACTCTCCTCAACTTTGTCAACGAACGATGCCGTTAACTCCTCAAGGGTCGTAATGCTTTGCGTGTTTGTTTCTGCTTCTGTTGTAGCCGGAGCCTCGCTAATTTCTGTATCTGCCATATTTCTGCGTTTAAAGTTCGCACTCTTGCGTTAATCTGCGGACCGATATGATCCGCCAGTTGCAATTATGACACCCCGCCAAGAAAAATTTTCAGGGAGTTTTAAAAATGTCCCAATAATCCTTATATTTTTCGTGCTTGGCTTGGGAATCGGGGTTGTGAGGGTACAGCCCAACCACTGTTGACCCGTCCAATGCCATGCATGGAATGAGATACCATAGGTCAATATCAGCGCAGTAAACCGACACTACATCGACCTTGGTGCAGTCTATAGAAACCAGTCCGCTTGACCCGCTTGTGCAGTTGACCTGGTAACGACCCATCCCTTTGTTCTTTTTACATATTTTTAGGACGCTTGTTCCTTTGATCTGAACATTAAATTTCTTACCGGCGGAATTTACTACGATGCAATCCTGTGGGAGGTAATCGCCGAGGGGAGTGAATACTTCTAAACCGTGTTTGAGGGCTTCGGTAAAAAATACCTGTTCCCATATATACCCCTTACGGCGAGTGTTCTTCGTCATCTTCGAGGTCCATATCGGATTCAAACCCAACCACCTCTTCATCCATCCACTCCTCTACATCCGTTAAAGCAATCTGTGCCATCTCCTGGTCATCGATGTCTGACTCTTCGAGCCAGCGATTCAGTAAGGCCCGATGCTCGTTTTTAAATTGCTGGTGGGGTGTCAGTTTCGGCATTTTCTAAACTTTCAATTATTCGAGTTAATCCAGCAATCTCACCCGACAGTCGGGCAAGTTTTTGAGGATTATCGACATGGGTGTAATCCTGAAAATCGACAAGACATAAGTCCCTCTGTTCGAGGATAAATGATTTTACTGTTAGCCACTCGGTCTGTTCGCCGAGGCCATTGATTGCGTCTGCTAATGTCATATAATTTTAGTTAAGCGGCGGCTGAAGTACCCGGCACATTGCCGGGAGCAGTACCTAGCTGGCCAATTAGAGCGTTGCGATTCTGTGCTTCCATTTGTTCGAGTTGCCCAGCATATGTCTGAAGCCTCTTGGCAAAGTTCTCATCCTCTTGCATACGATTTTGAACATCGGTTGCTGGCACTTCCGGAGTTCCTTGCAAGTATTGCTGAAGAACTTGCAGACGAAGTTGGGAATTAACCCCTTGCTGTGGTGCATTAACCACTTGTCCCGAGAATATCTTAGCAATATCGGCAGAAGTTTCCTTAATCTCTTTGTCCGTTGCCTCTTCTGCTGGGGCAATCAGTTGGCCGGCAAGATTTGGATCGATTGCCTCAAGGACTTTACGAAGGTATACATCATAGCGAGCTTGCCCAGAACGGTCATACTGCGACATCAATTTACCAACAGTATCCAATTTCTGAAGAACCTTATCCTCGTCCTGGTTCATGCTGTTCCATGTGATATTAAAATCATATATCTCAGCCGTTTCATCGAGCATGAGCATTGCACCCTGTTCGTTATTCGTTACCCGAAACCATATCTGTGGACCGCCATAAGTCCGATCCAAGCACCATACACGATTTAAAATCTGTTTGAATCCATTGAGCCATTGATTGACCAAGTGCTGGCGGATGCTGTTTGCTTCAACTGCGTCTTCGGCGGAGGTTGCTCGACCGGTTATCTTGTTTGCGAGTTGGCGGATTTGCATCTCCACTTCCATCGATGCCGGTGAGTAGCGGGGGATCTCCATGAATCCAACCTCTCCTCTTCGGCGGACCGGCAAGTGTGCCCCCGGCCCTAATCTCTCAGGCCGCCTTCCAGCCTGGAATTCAACCGGTGGTAAGGTACTCATCGATGCACGGTCTCTTCGGGCATCCATCTCGGTCTTGGTCGCAATCTGATAACTCTTTAAAAGCTCGGGGTAACCTCTTGAATCGAGTAACCGGTGATTTAGGTTCTCTCTTGTGATACAGACGAAGGGATAACGACCTTCATCGTACTCCATTGGACTGTGAAACCCATGCCCTTCCGCTTCATCCGCCCAGCAAGTAATCGTGCAAATAGGTACATCGTCTTCATCCAATTCCTTACGATAAGTCGTAATTACCCGAACCATGCCTTCGTAATTCTGAGTGCCGTAAAAGTTGCCTGAATCGTAAGACATGAGGTCAGTCGAATAACTTTCGTCCGCATAAAAGCCTTTGCTATTCTCCAGGACTTCTTCGATCCACTTCTTATCCCATCCCTCATTGACCTTCTGCATTAATGCTTCGGGAGAATAGTAGTGAATGCAGTGAATGCTCCTGGCAGATTCTAAATCGATCACATTCGAGTCGATGATTATTTCCCGTCCTAATTCATACGCTTTGATTGCTGGTCTGTTTACTACCGCTTTTTCAGTCGGAATCTTTGCCTGACCGGTTTTGCGAAGTTCGTTAATCATTTTACGAACCCGTCTCTTTTTCAAATTAGGGAATAGCGGGAACAGCATCTCCTCAACTCCCTCCTTCATTTCGGGGTCCTGAATCGCCATTGCAAGCTCGGGACTCATTTGGGCGATTTCATCGAGGCTAATATCCTTAAATACCCGAGTGGTTTCCCGCTTCCAGTAAGTGCCGAAAAAAGTGATACCGTTCTGTAATAAATAGTTTGCTCCAATAGCGGCCTCCCGAGGAAGTTCCGTCATTGAATTCATCCGCCACTTTAAAAACTCGCTTACCATTTTGGCACTGCCAATGTCTCCGCTTTCTACTGGAGCGGCTACGAGGTTGGCCTGTGATAACGATTGAGAAAGGAGGGCTACATCTCCATCGATTAAGGGATTAATAAGATTTGCTTCGAGATCACTTGCCCCGTCCCACGGAAATGCCTCCGGTCCGTTCTTTTTGCCGGACTCATCCTTGCCCGCCCATTCGTTAAATCGACATTCCCTACCTTGCTCTGCCTTATCCATCCAAAAAGAGAGATTCGACTTTGCATCATCGAACTCCTTTTTGATCGCATCTACATCCGGTCCTTTTTCGCTAAATTCCTGAATTTCCATTTTTAACCCCACATTCTAACATTATTAATTTAAGTTTTTTCAGAGCCTCTTTTTCGACTCTGTGGACTGCAACGAGTGGCACTCCGATAAATTCTGAGATTTCTTTAAGAGTATGCGTTTTCGGGTCTCTTCCCGTATCCATTGCCGCCAATCCCTCTTCGACCACCATTTCTCGGAGCATGGCATCGATCCTCTTTTCCTGTTCGTCATATGATTCGGTACAGATCATCATCGACCTTTTTTACCCGGACCATGCTTTTGGGTGGATGGTTTGCTTCAGGTCGTTTCACGCACCTCGCCACTCCTTCCCGATCCGTAAATTCGATAAGCATAAGGCGGGGATTCGGAACGAGTTTTAAGACCTTCGCATTTTCCACCATCTCTTCGGGGACCGGTAATTTCACTTCCCCATCTGAATCCTCAGTCCAAATTTTCTGACAGCTCGAACGAGGGATGCCCACCCCTTTGCTGACCTTCGGCCAGCTTAACCCAGATTTACGCAAAAGTACCACCTGGTCTCTCTGCATTTTGCTCCACTTTTTGCTTACTCCCATATTAATATCCTCCTCCTCCTGTTGAAACCATTTCCTCCTCGCTGAAATACTCGAAGTTGCCGATGGAAAAATACCTGGCTAAATCGACAAAATCCTTACTGGGATTCTTCAAATCTCCCGGCTGATATGCTTGCATACAACTTATGAGATTTTGACATTCATCCGAAAACATCAATTTGGGCTTATTATCTAAATCCATCTCTCTTTCCCGATCCCAAGCGAGCAGATTGTTTATTGCCTGAAGACCGGTCTCAATGTCGAGTGCTTCCGCCGGTTGGACGATGATATCTTCGTCCGCTAAATCATCGATAATGTTGGAACTGCCTTCCGCTTTCTGATAGCTTGC